CGTGACGTCGGTCATGGTGCGATCAACCCTCGCTTGCGCGCTTCGGCCTGCAGCTCCGCGAGGCTGTGTTGCGGAGTCACGGTTGCCGGGTTCCTCGAGTTCGACTTGCCGGCATTGATGTCCTGGTTCTGCTTGTCGAGCCAGTGCGCGGTGTGTTGCGTCTCCCAGTCATCGGGGGAGACGCCGCTCGTCTTCTTCCACTCGGCGAAGTCCTTCTGCTTCGCGATGTCCTGGCCGGCCTTGTTATTCATGTAATCGGCCACCCGGGCGAACGCGGCGGGATCCGCCATATTCATGTTCGGGTTATTGCGCATGAAAGTGTCGAGGTCGAAGTTGGTGCCGCGGCTCGTCATGCTGTGGATCGAGTTGACGGCGAGCGTTGCGGTCTGCTTCTGCGCGGCCTGCAGAGCGCCGGTGTCGACGCCGGTCCATTTCGCGACGTTGTCCGGATCCGCGCCGGCGGCGATCATGAAGGCGCCGAGCTTGGCCTTCGCCTCGTTGGCAGCGCCCGGAGTCGCTTGGGCCGACAGGTTCTTGAGTTCCGAGATGCTGCGGCGGACCTCGGTCGCACCGGTCGCATTCTTGGCGAGCTCGCTGGCATAGTTCTGCCCGGCTTCGGCACCGCTCTTCTGGCTCTGCACCGAGGCAGGATTCGCCGTCTGCCCGGGCGCGGTTGCATTGAGCGAGCCGGCTCCAGGTGCGGCCGGGTAGCCGTAGATGTCCTTGCCGTTCTCATCGACGCCGAGTTTGATCGGAGTCGCTGTCAGGGTGCCGGTCGTCTTCGCCTTCTGCATCTCCTGCGTCGCCGGCGCCGCACCGGGGACCAGCGCCTGGATCGGCTTGCCGTCCGGTCCCCACGTCGTGTTGATGCCATTGTCGGGACCGGTGAACACGGGGCGTCCCTGATTGACGTCGTACATCGTCGAGCCGGGCTTCACTTCCTGCAGGTTCGTCGCGCCCTTGTTGATGATCGCCTGCTGCACGGCTTGGCCCTGCGGCGAGTTAGGGTCGATGCCCGCGGCGCGCAGGTTCGCGACGATCTCCGGCTGCTTGAACTGCGGCGAGATGAAGGTCTCGGCGTATTTCTCCGGGCCCATCATGTTCAGGAGCATCTGCGCGTTGTTTCGCGGCATGCCGGCCGGGATCAAGGGATTCGAGGGCGCGGCGGTCGGCTGCGGCGCGACCAGGCCGGTGGGCTTCTGTCCGGCCGTGACGGCTGCGGCCGCATCTTGCGCGGCGGCCGGAGCATCCGGAGAGATGATCCCAGAGCCTGGGCCGGTCGAGGCCGGTGCGGCCGCTGGCGTCGCGGGCTGGCCACCGCCGTAGAGGCCTTGCATGTAGCTCGAGGTCGCCTGGTTCGATGCGTCCATGCCCTTCTTAGCCAGGAGCGCATCGGCAAGCACCGAGACGTTCTGCAACATGCCGCGCTTCGGCACGACCTTCATCGAGTTCCAGTCGGCCGGCGTCTGGTTCGCCTGCTGCAGGCTTCCCATCAGCATCTGCGCGACCTGGGCCTTGCGCTGGGCATCGAGATACGCCGGATACTGCGATGGATCGAAGTACGGCTGCGGAATATCGGCCATGTTATGAGACTCCGGGCACCGGCATCGCGTTCGGGTCAGCGATGGCGGGCGATGGATTCATCGGCTGCATCGGGATTTGCGGCGTCTGCTGCAGCGCCTGCATCGTGGGATCGGCTTGCATCATGGCGTTGGTGCCGGGGATCATGCCGTTCGCCTGGTGCTGCTGCATCATCTGCTGCGGGGTTGGACCGCCCTGCAGCGCCCGGACCAGCATTGCCTTTTGCGCGAGCGTCGCGGCCGCGTTGGTGGGCGAGACGCTCCCCTGCATTTGCGGGCCGCCCTGACCGCCGCCGGCGGATCCTGCGGAGGCGGGCTGCTGGAGCTTCTGCATCAACATTTGCGAGATCATCGCCGGGTCCATGCTCATTTGGTTGCTGCCTTAAAGTAATTTGCCGCTGACTGAATCTTGGGGAGAATTCGAGAATTGATCTCGTGCAACGTCCACACTTCGTTCTGAACGCAGCGGGAGACGAGCTCGTCATCGAGCTTCTGAATTTGCGCGCGCAGCTCGGCTGCGTGCTTCGGGTCGTGCAAGGCATGATGCCGCGTGCAGAGCAGCGGCCCGTGCTCGGCCTCGAGTGCATCGACGTAGGCCAGTGAGGGCGGCCGACTCTCCATCGCGGCCATGTATCCCAAGAGAAGCGCGGGGTGCTCATGCTCGATGTAGTAGTACTGCGCGCCGGCGAGAGCCGCTGCCTCGGGGAATTGCAGGATGGTGCGCACACCCAGTCGCCGCAGATCCTCCTCGAGCATCTCGAGGTGCCCACTCTCCTCGGCCAGGTGCTGGGTGAAGTACAGCCCTAGGTCGTCGACCTCGCCTTTGCGGATCGCCGCGCGCAGCAACCCCTCGGAGGCCCGCATCGTTCCATGCAGGAAGCACAGATTGGCTCGAAGGAAGTGCGGCGTCATCAGTAGTACATCAGTGCCGCGACGGCCGCGGTGCCGAGCGCCGAGGTGTTCGCGTTGTTGGTCGCCGTGTTGGCGTTGTAGCCCGCGAGCTGTCCCTGGTACTGCTGATTGAAAGCGCCTGAGATGTCGGGCGTTTCAGCCGAGACCGCGGTGCTCGGATTGCCCGCCAAGGCCTCGTACTCAGAGATCGGCGCCATGCGCAGCGATTCCTCGTTCTGCAGCTGCTCACCACCTAAGCCGTAGAGCGTCGCCTCCTCCTGATTGCCGGCCGCCACGGCCTGGTCGGCCGCCTGGGTGTTCTCGAAGGTCTGCTGTTGGCTGAGCTGCTGCTGGCCCGTGTTGTAGGCCGCGGATCCCGGCATCGCGCCTTCCGCCTCGAGCTGCGCCTGGGTCTGTTCGGACTGCAGCGCCTCTTGCGGCGCGAGGTAGCCCATCTGCGAATTGAATTCGGCATTCGCCGTGGCAGCATCGTTCTGCTCGACGCTCGCGTTGCTGTCGAGGCCTGGGATGCCTGCCGTATTGATCGGGCTCTCTTCCAGCGAGTTAGCCCAGGGCGACAAGCTCGTGCTCTGCGAGTAGATCGGCGCGCCGCTGCCGTTCGGCAAAGACTCCGAGGAGGTGTCCGTCCCACCGAAGCCATAAAGTCCGCCGCCGAGACTGGACGGTATGCTGTATGGGCCGTAGCTGCCCGAACTCGGCGAGCCGGTGCCAGCGTCACTGTAGCCGGTCACATTCCAGGTGTTCGAGCCCAGCGGGTTCGAACTATTGGTGCGATCGAGCGCCGCATTGTAAGCGGCGGTCCCGGTGGCGAGACCATACTGCGCTCCCGCCTGCTGATAGGGATCGGTCGGCGTCGGCGCGGATCCGGAGTCCTTGCACTCGGCAACGGGCCCGGAGTACTCGTAGCTCTCCTCCTCGAGGATATTGCCGTCCCAATCGAGCACGGCTCGCGTGATGATCTTCATCGTTTCACCAGCCAGCGGCAGTCGCGCTTCAGTAGTCCCATAATGATTACATCCTCGCCGTTGATCGCGGATTCGGGCAATCGCCCGCGCTCCGTAAAGCCCATGTGGCTGCAAAGCCTGATGGATCGCTCGTTGCTTGCCTCGATCGCGCACGTGATGTGCCGACAGCCCCAGGCAATGAAAGGGTTATAGAAAATCGCATAGAGAAACCGCCGATTCATCCCGCCGTCGATCGCGATCGAGGCGAAGACGTTGGCTCCATTGAAATTCGTGTACACGACGCCGGCGCGCAGCTCCCCGTCCACCTCATAGCCAATTGCCTTGGGCTCGCTGCCCCAGCCGGCGAAGTGTTCGATGCGCGCCCGGCACCAATCGGCGACGCGCCGATGGTCGTCGACGACAAGCCTAGAGCGGGCCGCCACTTTGGAACATGTAGTCGGTTGATTGCCATTGGAGCGCAATATTGTTGACTTGGAAGGTGAGTCGACCGCTTGCTGCATAGCCAATTCCTGCAACGCCGATCCAGTTCTTAATCGGGTAGAGCGGCGAGATGCCGCCCCACGGCGTGGTATTCCAAGGGGAGATGTTCCACGGCGCCCGCAGCGCCTGCGTGAGCGAGGGCCCCGGGTTCGTCACATCCTGAAAATCGACATTCAGCGTGATCGGCGGAATGCTCAAGTTCGGCGTGCTCGAGACGAAGATCGGCCGCGCCATCTCGAAGACCTTCTCCTCCATCGAGCCGAAGTAGGAGAACGCTGGCTTGGCGTCGACTAGAATCGAGTTGCCCGAGTCGCTCACGCCCGTGTCAGCAAGAATGACCTGCCCTCCCACGGTGCCGAAGTAGACCGAGTCCTGCTGCACCTCCCAGCACATCGCGTTCCAGTTCCGGAAGCGGCACCAGGCATTCGAGGTGCTGACCGTGTTCATGACCCACTGGTGCGAGGTCTGGTCGGTGACCTCCGGCACGTTCAAAATCAGCTTGTTGCCGAGCGGGTGCTCGATGCACTGCCAACCGAAGTTGTCGCCGTAGCTCGCCGCATCCGCGTTGATCGCGTTGATGATCTTGTTCGTCAGCAGCGAGTCGGGCTGCGTGCGATCGGTGAGCAGAGACTTGCTCAAAGGCGCCAAGCCATCGTCGCAAATGACCAGGACATCCGAGCCATATTTGCAAATGCAGCGGCGGCCGATCGGGCGGCCGACCCGAAAGATGCCGACCAGAGACCAGGTGGCGATCGAGCTCGGGTCGTAGCCCTGGTAGATCGCGACCTCGCCTTCGCTCGTGATGAAAGCCGCGTAGTCGTTGATGCCGTCGGCATTGTCGATCGTCCAGGTGGCCATCTGCATGAGATAGCCGCCCATCTTGAAAACCTGGCCCAAGGGCAACATCGTGAAAGTCCCCTGATACGCACTGATGGCGCCATACCAGACATTCATGGTGTTGTTCTCGATGCACCAGACCCGCTGCTGGAACACCGTCACGGTGATGAGATTCGCCGGCACGAGCGCGGCGCCCGTCTGCGAATTGGTGCCTGCAATCGTCGTGACGGACCAGCCGCCGACCGTCTGCACCTTGATCGAGAACCCGGTGCCCGTGCCGCCGATCGACGCGGCCGTCGCGGATAGGGTGTCGCCCACCAGGTACCCGGAGCCGCCCGAGGTAACCGCGACCGAGGTAACGATCGCTCCCGCGACGACGATCGTGGCTTTTGCGGCAGTCCCGGTGCCCCCCGTCATGGAAACGTTGGTGTAGGTGCCATTGGTGTACGCGGATCCGCCGGTCAGCGTGTTCAGCAGCTCAACCGAGCCCTGCACGTTTCCGTCATACCGCAACGGCGCGTCGAGGCCGTCCATTCCCAGCAGCACATTGCCGCCGCCGGCGTTGAAGTTCGCAGCCTGCCAGCGGCTGCTGGTCAGTCCCGTAACCGCCGCGGCGCCGACCGTACCTTCGGCCGTGCAATCAAAAATGCTGCCGCCGGCAATACCGAACAGCTTGCGCTGCGTCGTGCCGTTGTAGGCGGCCACCGTCTCAACTGGCGACGTCGTCAATCCGGTCGCCCAGGTCTGCGAGCCATTGCGGATGGCGACGTATGAGGGCGTCGGAAACCAGTTGTCGAGGACGATGGCATCGGTCGGCGGCATGTTGGCCCATGCGTCGCGCGCATTCACGCCGCCAGTCGGTGCCATCACCGAGCGAACGGTGGCGATCTGCTGTCGAGTCTGCGGACTCGAGCGGCGCTTGACGCCAAATGCCATTAGGTCGTGCCCCAGTTCCCGGCCGGCACCAAGACGCCCGGGTAGATGTCGGTCTGTGCGCCAGCGAGATTGAGACGCGGCTTGCTGGCATCGCGAGTCATGGCATCCGCGATTGCCTCCTCGGCCTTGTCGAAGTCCTCGCTATAGGCCAGGCCCTTGCCCGCCTTGTAGCGCCACAAGGTGTCGAGGCCGATGAGTCGCTCGCTTAAGAGGCTAACATCGGTGTCGAGCACGTAGGCATTCTGTGCCCCGACCGTGGGAGTCGCGGCGACGCCGACCCAGTAGTTGCTCAGCCACTCGAAATAGATCTGGTCGCCCACTGCCGGCGGCGGGATGAAGAGCAGATTGCCGCCGCGGATGCGGTACTGCCACCAGGGCCCCTGCATCAGCTGCGCCTTGAGCTGCTGCCACTCGGCTGGCCCTTTCGGGCCATAGACCGGGCGGCGCGTGGTGCGATCCCACATGGTTTCGTTTAGCACCAGCGCGAAGTCTGGGCCAGTGAGCGCGGCGATGGTGCCTTGGGTCTCTTGGGGGGCGACGATGATCGTCTGAATCGTGATCGAGAAGCCGGCACCTGTTCCGCCGAGATTGGCGTTGGAGGCAGAGAGGACCTGGCCAGCCGCGTAGCCCGAGCCGACCGTGTTCGTCGTGAGCGTGACACTCGTGACAGCGCCGTTGGTGACGGCGATCGTCGCAGTCGCGCCGGATCCGGTGCCCCCCGTGAGTGGCACGAAGTTATAGATGTTGTTCGCGCCGCCGGCGTAACCAGAGCCACCCACGAGGCTATCCAGCAAGCCGATCCCGCCGGGCAGGCCTGGGCACGAAAAGGAGGCCTCTTTGGTGAGCGCCTGCCAAGTGTAACGGTGCGCGAGTTCCTGGCCGGCTTCATTGGCGTAGGTGACGATCTGCTGGACGTTGGTATCGATCGAACTGGCAGCCGCCGCGGGCTTGGGAAGACCGACCTTGACGGCGACTCCCTGAACGACCGATAGCAGGCTCATTTAGGCAGCCTCGTCCCTAGTTGCTTGCTTGCCGCGTCGAGGCTTGTCATCCGCCTCACGCTCCTCGAGCCGAGCTTCGAGACGCTGCAGACGCTCCGATTGACGGTCGATCGTCTCCTGCATGGTCTTGATCTTGACGTTCGCATCGGCGAGTTCCTTCGCATTGGCGCCCTTGTCCTTGGCCTCGCGGATCCAGCCGGCGGCGAGATCACGCAGGTATCGGCCATCCATGCCGATGACCGACAGATTCGAATCCGGGAAGGCGGCCAGGTCCTCAACCGTGGTGATGCCGTTCCCGACCAGGCGGTTTGCCTGTTCGCGGGTCGCCATCGCCCACGTCTTGATCGGCGTGCCTTCACGCGGCAGCTCATTGCCCT